TAGCTTGTACATCACCATCTTCAGGGATATGAATAGTTTGTTCTGGACCCCATTGGAATGGTTCTACGTCACCCATAATCTTAAGTGGTGGATGTATAGTAAGATCTAAAGCATCAGCTTTAAGATTCTCTAAGTGATCGATACGATACTGTAAGCCTACTAAGTTATCTAGTGGACCCATAGCATATAAGTTATCAGGACGTTTTCTCCAACCTACATGATGTTTAGAATCTCTAGCGATGTATGATGGATTATCTTTAACACGTAATACATAACTTCTATCTAAGATAGTAATGATTTTATTCTTATGTAGTTTTCTTTCTACTGTGTCATAAAAGTCACCTTCAAACTCTAAGATCTCTACATAACCAGACTGATAATACTCTTGTAATGTACCAAAGCCATCAACAATAAATGCTTCAGCTTTGTTAATATCTTCTATTTTAAATTGTGATAAAGAGTTTCTAATCTCTAATGCTTTATCTAAAGCACCTTGATCATAGTCTAATGTAGGATTTTCTTCTACATCTGCCATTAGTTCACCAATAGATTTAACATATCTAGTAAACTTAGGAGCTTCTGCAAAGCTAGGTGCTGTAGGATTAAATACAATGTCAAATGGAGATATACGTACTAGCTTAGGACCATTGTATGTAGTGATAGATTCACCTGTAACAGGATCAATATGAGCTTCATGTACATAAGTAACGTCTGCAAAACAGTTACCATAGTCAATGTAATCTGCTACTAATTGAGATACTGTTTCTCTAAAACCAGACTCTTTGATCTTAGTTTTAAGATAAGCTTCAATAGCTTTACGTTTAGTAATAATGCTATCGTCTAAAGTGGCTCCCTCCCACTTCATCCAATCGTCATTAGGAAACAAAGCATCCATGTAGTTAGCATGTAGGTTATCTCTAATCTGTGTAAGTTTAGGTAGCGTTGTTTTGTTTTTCCATGGAAGAGTAGAGTTAGTAGTTGTAGTAGTATCTGTAGCAAACAGATAGTTTCTTAACTCTCTCCATTCTGATTCTTTGTTTTGTCTTTGTATCCACCATTGATTATACAACTCTGCAAGATTCCTTGCCATTGTATCTGGATTAATTGCCTTTTCAAATTGTGCTACTTTGCCTGCCATATATATTCCTTAGTAAGATACTCCCCCAAAACGAGAGTGTGTTAAAACATTTGAAGACATCATACTAACTCCATTAGACCTTTGTCTAGGAACTACTGAAATCATTACTGCGTTAGCTAGTGCATCTTTAACGTCATCATGAGGTGGATGTACTTGTGATAGTTCTTCTTCTAAGACCTGACAATTACCACCTTTATAATGCCACATCTGTTGGTTATGATACTTAGGTTCTAGTGCTGCAGATATACGTTGACGTTTGTCACCTAAGTGTCTAGTAGGTCTAAACTCATCAATGACAAGAGGTATACCATTAGGTCTTAGATAACTATCCTTAAGTTCTTTTACGATAGTTTGTTGAGCTACTGTAGTCTCAGCTCTTAGTTTTCTAAAGCCCCACTTCTCCCAAGCTCTAATAATATGATCATAGTAATCTACAATCCTATCTGTTTTAAATCTATCTATGTCTAATACATAGTAGTTACCTTGGTGATCTACACCTACAACAACTAATGCTGTACTGTCAGCTTGTTTACGTAAAGAGAAAGCAAAGTCAATCGCTGCAAATACACTTAGCTTACGATCTCTAATGTACCAATCACCTTCTCTGTTTTGTAATACAGCTCTATCATAGTATTGAAAATCATCTGTTGCTATGTTAGCTGCTTCAGAGTTATTAGGATCATTATAGTACTGAGCATAGAATTGTGTAATGTCTACATACTTAGCTTTGATACGTGCTAGCTCTTTAGCATCAAATCCAAAAGCTTTACCATCTGCTCGTTTTTGTTTAGCCCAGAGAAACTCACCATCTGTTTCTACTACCTTTTGAAATAACTCGTAAACATTTTCTTCTGATTCAACATCACCTTCATCATTGAAGATTTGTTCTTTCATGTTTACCATAGTATCATAAATATCTCTAGGATGATAACGAGTGCCAACAACCCACTCAAGAGCCCCAGGGTTTTCAATGGAAGCCAATTGCGAATAAGCTGCTGCAACTTTTCCTCTTCCTTCCTCAGAATAAGCATTACCCGGTACAACAATATCATCAAGCACCACAACATCAGCATGGAAGCCAGTAGTATTACTGGTAAGCCCAACTGCTTTAACGCTAGCATCTCTAACTCCCTCTAATTTACGTTTAGGATGATCTACTGCTATCTCAGCTACAGCCCACTTCTCTCGTTTACCTTCTTCTTCATTAATCATATCCTTCCAATATCTACGATATATTGGACTATCTATAATATTTTTAATAGCGTATAATTGTTTCTCTGCTAAGTCAGCTGTAGCTGATACATATAATATTGTAGTCTCAGGATGTTTAGTTAACCACCAAGCAGTCCTATAAGCTATAAGCTTTGACTTCATATGTCCACGAGGTAGTAATACTAACTGATTCTCTTTAGCATCTTGTCTACCCCACCATGAAATTAATTCTTCATGGATAGCACCTAACATCAAATGAGGTGCAACTAGTCGTATAAAAGTCAACAGATCATTTTCTGCTGCTTCTCTGATTTGGTCAATCTGACTCATTATTTTCTCTTTTTAGATTTACCTGCTTTAGATAATGCAATAGCCACTGCTTGTTTCTGAGGCTTACCTGCTTTAATTTCTTTTCTATTATTAGCAGATATAGTTTTTTTAGATGTACCTTTTTTAAGTGGCATTATTTCTTTTTCTTTTTACCCCAGTTATTTTGCATATCTTTATATGCTTTAGCACTTATAGTAGATTTCTTTTTACTTCTACTAGTACCTGCTTTTTTTCTTTTATTTATATTCTCTACTAAGCTCATTACCATTTCACCTTATCTGCCCAATAAGCTGCTGACATTTTACCTTTAGCTATATTTTTAGCATGTCTAGCTTTAAAAGACTTTTGTCTATTCTTTTCTTTTTTAGTGGTAGGATTAGCTCCTGCACCTTTTTTACCTTGTTGACCAAAGCGAATTAATTTAACTTGATCTCCTGATTTAGCTACAACAACGTGTGACTTAGTAGGATGTCCTGGAGTTTTCTTAGGTTTGTTATAACCTGATACTCCTGCTCGTTCTAATCTTGGATCTTTTGCCATGTAAACTCCTAGTTAGGTTTAGCGAGCTGTCCACCAAAGTAAAACTCTACAATCATAGTTGCCCACTGAAAGATTTCATCAAATTTATACAGACCTTTAATAGTATGAAAAGCTTCTCCTCCTCCAAAACTAAATAGACCTAGTATGTTTACTCCTTCTGAAGTAGTCTTAACTACTGTATCAACACCAAACACTCCTGCTAATGGATATACAGCTACTAGTGCTAGTATAACTAAAATTAGTATACGTCTGTTCCATGCAGCGAATGGTGACTCTTGCATAGACTGTTCACGTGCTTTGTCAATCTGCTCTGTTTTAGCAGTGAACTGAGCCATCATCATCTTTTGTGTTTCGTGTGCCTGTGCTGATTTAATAGCAGTTAACTTAGCAATAAAACCAAGTGCTATAGGTATTAAATGTGTTAGTATTCCCATGTTAGTTTCCTAGTGGATTAGTAGATGATTTACGTAATGCTTTCATTTCTGCACGTATACCATCTAAGTTTGCATTAACTTCTGATCTTACACTAGATAATGTAGCTTCTACTTCTCGTTGGTTACCTCTAGACTCTGCTGCTACTTCTCTAGCTAATGCTAGTGCATCACTTGCTTTCTCTTGTGTTACAATAGCACGTTCCATAATTTCTATAATACGACCTTGCTGACTGTTAAGTTTTAATTCTAACTCTTTAATCTTAGACTCATCATATGAATCAATCACCGAAACCATATCGTTGTAAAGGGTGATCCCCATGTAACTGATCCCACCGATAATTGGCAATACTGTCAAAACGATTCCCAATATCATCTGATTGGATAAAGTTAAAGAGAATGTTTTGGTCTTGGGCATAGTCATCCTGATATAGTCCTATAAAGTCGTCAACTGGTTGTTCATAAATATTATTCAATGTTTCCAAAGTGTTCAACATAAGCACGACTCCAAATCCTGGAACTACCTCTTCGTTGTCTTTTGTTTCTGGCGACTGAGGCTCTTGCGTTGATTCTGCTTTCTCTTCTGTTTTTACTTCCACTTCTGTTATGGGCATAACATTCTCTTGCTCTACAGGGTTCTGTTCCATTGGTACAGTCTCTACACTCTGGACTGTCACATCTACGGAGTTTTGATCCAACGAATTTATGGGAGACACTGGATTCAATGGACTCTCTATGCTTGTTGGATCTGCTGCTTTTAGGGTACATGATGTTGATATCATAGTCCACGCTGATTGGACTGGATCCGAGTACGGAGTTGAGCATGTCGTAAGTCTTTGCTCTACTGATGATCCATGATACCCAGGTTCGCAATCTACTGTCCTTTCTTCAACAGCTTCAATACACGTTGGGGGATTAGGGATACAACTTTCTGACGTAGTTTGCCAAGCTGTCCACGAATCTGATGCACATGTGTAGAAACGTGCTTGGTTAACAATCCCACTTGTGTTTGGATCTGTGCAACTAATTGATCTTTGCTCTGTTTGATCCGTGCAAGTAATGTAGTTACCACAGATTGGATCTTCTGGCATATAGTTAACACACCAATACTGAGATATAGCAACGGACTCTTCAATGTCGTAGCATTCAAGTGAGTCTTCAACCATGTAACCATTCGTGTCAGGTGTGTACGTACAATACCAAGTATATCCATAACTACTCCATGTTAAGAGGAACAACCAAAACAAATTCCTTGCCATATAATTTAGTAAACCTTTCAGGATGTAAGTCATACCATGCAGATCTAGCTGCTACTCCAGTAGCTCCACCAATAGGGCACGGACTACCTGATAACTCCATAGCATTCCATACTTTAATATCTTCACACATAACAGATACGGCTGCTACTTTAAGACCTAAGTCATTTAAAACTTTTGCATATTTACGTCTTTGACATCCATCATCCTCAACGGCTGTACCACCTGCTACAGATATAATACCACCAGATACTGCACCTGTAACAGGTACTACACATAAATCTTGAGAATATGCAGAGATGCTAGGGGCTATTGCTGTTGGAACTGGCATACCTCGTTGTTCAATTATAGTTCTAGTTTCAGCCTTAGCACTAGATACTACTGCAAGTAATGTACCTATAAGAGCTGCTAGGATAGTCCAGATAAGTTTAGTAATCATACTTTCAATACGATCTAAACGTTTATGTATTGTAGCGTAACGTTCTGCACAAAGTCTTTCATGTGCTACGAGTTCTTCATGTGGAGTCATACTAAAATTCTACCCATCCTGTTATGATATATTTGTCTCCACCAATAGGTGGGTTCCCTCTGTGTGTATGTGTATAGGATGCAGGAAATATTATACAATCACCTTTACTTGGTTTATATCTATATTGCTGATAAATAAACTCTGTTTCACCTGCTTCAAAATTATCATTTAAATAAACACTCCATGTAAGAATTCTATTTGACATAGCTCTTTCTGAAGCCTCACAATGCCAAGTATGATACCCCTGTCCTGGTTTAGTTTTTTGAATCTTCATAGTATAACTATTATGAGAACCTAAATTATTTAAAATAGAAAATTCTTTTGTATACTCTTTATAACATTTTCCCCAAAATACAGCATTAAAAGTATCTACAAGTTCATTATTAGTATGATTTAAAAGAAATTCAGAATCAGGTAAAAATATAGCTTCATC